TCTAAGCTCGGCCCAACCAAAGGAAAGTAACATGCCCCAAGAGTCCATCAAAAAACAGGTAAAAGACGCTGAATATTGGTTTAGCATCGAGCTGGACGTGCACAAAAGCATCAACGACAAAGTGAAGATTGCAATCTGCCGGGAAATCACGAAACGGGCTCAGAGCGCTAGCCCAGAGCCAGTTTTTACGGCTCTGCTGTCGCTGGCGTTGGCAGGAAAAGTTTCCAGCCCGCTGTCCTTCACGGTTGAAGATATCCAGAATGCACTGTGGTTGGTCAGAGACCTGCGGCTAGGATTTGACCACGCTGCTCCGATCACTAAGCTCTTAAACTAGCGCTCATTTACACGCGCTGACCGCGCAATTCACCGGCCAGCCGAGCTTCCTGCCCTGCTCGCCTGCTAGTGCCTCCAGGTTGGAGCAGGCAGCCTTGGCGGTGGATAGTTCACTATTCGCGGTATTGAGTAGCGGCCGATAGTGGCCAGCAGCGAACCAAGCACCGCCGCCGACGCCAGCAGCTAACAGCAGGAGCAGCGCGAAACCTATACCGGCGAGCCGCCACGCGGCGGAACTCATGGCACATCCTTAAAGAACACATGGCGCCCGAGCTTCAGCGTCTGCTTGGCCTTTGCCGCCCAGTCCGGAGCCTTCGGCATGGTGGTCGCGTAGTAGTGCGTGGCACCGGTGGTGGGGTCAGGCACTTTGCCGGCGATAACCTGGTCAGCGGCGATCTGCGCTTGAGCGAACTCGCGGAACGGGATGGGCTTCGCGCCACTCAGATAAACGTAGTTCGGGTCGTTCCTGTTCCAGCAGCTGAACTGGTACGGCTTCTGGCACACACCGGCATAACCCTCACCCCACCACGATCTATCCTTGCCGTCGTTCACGCGGTTGCGGATGGTCCAGGCGACCGCGATCTGTCCGGCCAAGCTTTCGCCGCGCGCCTCACCCCACAGCGTGCGCGCGAGGACATCGCGATCTTTGTCGGTTTCAATCATCACTTTTCTCCAGGCAAAAAAAAGCCGCTCAATGGCGGGTGTGTTGTGCGGGCGATTTACTCAGGGCGGGATGGTCGATGTTCTTGATCGGGAAAGTTCTCCGCGCCTTCCTTCCAGGCCCTTGCGGCGGTGCGATATGCACGCCACTCGGCTTCGGTCCCCGGAAGGGCCGACGGATCTCCGTCTTCAACGCCCATTAACTGATCCGTGATAAAAGCAACTTCTCTAACACGCCAAGCGTCCTCAATAGCAGCTTGTTCGGCCTTGATACGGTTCGCCTCCATCAGGTTGTAAACCCATTGCGGAACCTCGTTGTAAAGAATTTCGTCCGCCTCAAGCTCCATTGTTGCATCGACTGCGCGATAGCTACCGTCTGGTTTAATTGCATAGGACATACTTCAATCTCCGTGATGGTAGTTACTGGTTAGCGTTCGGAGCCATAGCCGCGAATGTCGAAACTCGATCCACCCGTAACAGCACCACTATGTCCGTAGTAAAGGCCTTGTGTCGGGGAGCAGAACGAAGCCCCCATAAATCGGACACCCGCATTGCAGGAAATCTGCTGATTGGGGGGTACGTCGCCCATAAAAAGCGAACCGCCTGATCCCGGACCATACACTTGGAAAAGATAACGCTGAGTGACTGGCGGAATAAAAGAAGAGGCGGAAAACGGTACTGGACCTGCAGAGGTAACACCGTTCATGGATAAGTACAGCGTGGCGACATCCGTATAGTTGACGTAATCCTCAGCCCACAGAAACTTACGAATTACGTTTGCGACTTGGGCTCTGATCGCAGTAATAAACCGGCGAGTGTTATTCCCAGTCTTGGTTCTTGCGGTACCGTTGTAAGGGTCGGCGGGGGCCACGTCACTTAACTCAATAGCCGCTACGCCTGCATTGTCGTACAAGTACAGGTAATACCACGTAGCCGCGGTAAGAGTTAGCCCCGAAAGCGTCAAGTCCGAGGCTACCACCATGACCTTGCCTGCCGCAGGCATATAGGCGGCCCCTGAACTGAGGCTGATGGATGTCGCGCTAATCCACTTGGGGATGAGGCCTTCTATGTAACCAGCTCCAACACCTAACCCCGCAGCAGCGGTCGCCGAAGCGGCTGCATTTGCCTCTGAAATGGCAGCCGCGTTCTTTGAGGTGAGTGCAGCAGCAGCCGAGTTCCCGGCATTTGCTTCTGAAGTGGCAGCCGCATTCTTTGAAGCGAGCGCAGCAGCGGCCGAGTCTGCCGAGTGCGTTTCTGAAAGACCTGCCGCATTCTTTGAGGTGAGCGCAGCAGCGGCTGAATTCCCGGCATTTGCTTCTGAAGTGGCAGCCGCATTCATTGAAACGAGTGCTGCAGCAGCAGAACTGGCGGCAGCCGTAACGCTTTCCTCAAGACCATCCAGCGCCCCGCCTACCTGTGACGAAGCTTCGCGCAGTGCGTCAGCCGTGTCTTTGTTGTAGCCCTGCATGGGAGCCAGGGCGTAGGGCCCCGCCGTATTAGTGGCACTCTTGTAGTTCGGTGCGATCGACATGGCCGTATCGCTGGCAATGTTGGTGACTTCGTACCAATCACCGTCCGGCCCCTGAAAGGCATCGCCCACCCGCCCATTGGCAATGAAAGCTGTGCCGGTGCCGATCACAGCATTGGAATTTTGGGCAACAGAAACCGACCCGGTTTTGTACCAGCTCATGGATTACTTCCTTTGTTGAATTGGCTTAAACAGCGATCTTTGCGAAAACAGCCGGGAGGAAAAAAGCGAACGGGTTAGAAGCTGCGATTGTGATTGCGTACAGCGTGCTGTTCGGAAAATCCCACCAGCAATAAAGGTTTCGCGGTATCCCGCTACCAGACGTCATGCTCATGCCAAAGTTATTGATCAACATGAATTCGTTTTGCGGGAAGTTGAAAGGCACGGAGTAATAGATCCGAGTTAACCCTTGAGCGGTCGTGTCGTATTTGACGTAGTTCCAGTTTTGGAATGACCTGGTAAATGAGGCGTTAGGGGTTTCCGAGTCAAACAGAAGGTTGCCAGCCACCCCCCACAACCGCATGCCGTACTGTGCCACTGGTTGAGCGGCGAAGGCGGCGACAAAGTATCGGCCATTCGGCTGGGCCGTGTTCGAGTCGTACGCGCGAACATAAAAACCAACCCAGTTCCCGGCAGAACCGATTAATCGCATTAAGCACAGTCCGGCGACACCACCCACAGTGTCAGGTCTAACGAACACCAGCGGCGGCTCTTGCGAAGTTACCGGCCTAACGAAGTACGTCGTAGAACCAAGCCCAGACTCCTCCGTCGGCGCGAACCGACCGGAGGAGATCACCATCAACCGGGCGTACTCAGAATCGAGAACGACCGTGTTGTTGTTATTCGTGTATTGAAGCCCATAGCTCATTAACTGAACCTCATCACGATCAGGCGCATGGTTCCGCTTGAGGTCATGCTGGCCTCATAGGTGCGGGTGTAGTTGTAGACCCTGGCAACACCATCCAAAAGCTCCGTCTCAAACTGCATTTGGCTATCGCCATAGGCGCCGTTCGGAATCACGATTGCTGAGCCATTTCCTGGGCCCACTCCAGGCACCGAGAAGTCCTGACTGGATTTGCTGGCCCCCAACGGGAAAGTCACCAAAATCGACAACGCAACACGGATGGTGAAAGAGTTCTCGTCGATCTGGAGCGATCCATCACCACCCCAGATCCGCATTCCATAACTCATGCGTCGAGATCCCCCAGCTGTACGCGCTTCACACCGAACTGGTCGAAGACCTTGATAGCTCTGTTGGTCATGGTCAGGCGACCACCGCCTGGGGCTGGACCGTTGAACTCCAGGTTGCCGGCTTTATCCAGGCGCCAACCCTGGACGCCCGAGATGAAGTTCGTCGAACTGATAAAGCTGCCGATCTTCGCGTTCGTGATCGTGCCATCTTGGATGAACGCAGAATTCATGAACACTTGGCCGCCCTGCACAGCAAACGGAACCGAGATGGCACCGCCGGCGATGGTGTTGACGATGGCGAACCGATCAGCGCTCACCAGAAACTGGCTTTGCAGCCCGGCCCCTGTGTTCTCGATCCCTAGGCCTATCCCCGCAGCGACGTATTTGCCGTCTTGGGTGATTTGCATCTTCACCGACCACATCGTCGACAGCTTGCCGCTGGTATCTGCGTAGGCCGTAGCGGTTTCCTGAATAGCCGAGGTGTTCTCGCCCACCGTTGCCGTCAACTGGGTGAACTTGGTGGCAGTGGCGATCTTGTCGGTGGCCACCGTCTGTTCGAGCGTGGTCAGATTGGCTGCGTTATCCCCCACTTCAGCATCAAGCGTTGTCAGGCGCTGAGTCAGGGCGCTGTTTTGCGATGTCCTGACCTTCACCTCTTGAGCGAAGCTGGCAGTGGCATTCCAGCCGCGCAGGGCGCCGACCATATCGCCGTCACCGTCATCCTCGCGGAAGGCTGAACGAAGCGCTTGCAGGCTGGTTGCCTGAGCAGTCACCACACCATCAAGTTCAGTGATCTCAGTGGTGTTCAACTGAACCTGTTCGGCCAGACCATTCGCCGTCTCGAGCAGATCACCGACATCGTTCCAGTAGGTGGTGTTTGACGGTGGCATATTGAGCGGAACGCCTTGGTCCGCCTGATAGATGCGACCATCCTCAACGATCAACTGACCTTTCGTGTAAAGCTGGTCAGGGTCGTAGCCCTTCAGTCCGTCCAGAGAGTCGATCTGGTCCTGCAATCCAGGGATCTTGTCGATTTCGTCGAGCAGATCCTGACCCAGTTCCGTACGGCCAATCTCACCCGCGATCATTTCCAAAATTGCCGCGGCGTCGGCGCTTGATTGCCCCTGAACACCTATCCCGATTGGATACCAAGGACCTATGTTGCCGATCCGGTCCACCAGGCGTGCCCAGAAGTAGAAGGTCACGCCAGCCCGCAGTCCCAACATCGAGAAGTCGCTTTGCGGGTATGCAAGGTCGGTCAGCTTTGTGGCCAGCTCCAGGCTGGTCGTCGGGCCGTACCAAATTTCCGTCCGCTGTGTGTCCTCAGCGCCTTCGGGAAAGCCCCACTTCAGATAGATGCCGAACAGCAATGGTGTAGCGGTCAGGTACGACACCGCTGGCGGCAGGCCTTGCTTGCCGGTCAGGTAAGTCAGGCTCGAGCTTTTCCAGATCGACGAGATATCGAAGGCGCTCACCGCCCGAACACGAGCCAAGTAAGCCCCGGCGTAAATGCCCACCACGTCGACACTGGTTGCACCGGTGCGTGGCAGTTTGATCCAGTTGCCGCTGTCCTTGCGCCACTCCACGTCATACCCGACGGCACCGTTCACTGCAGGCCATGTGATGGTCATGGTGGCGACGGCGATACCCTGAGAGACAACCGAGTTCGACGTAACGGTGACGCTGGCCGGCGCCGGAACGACGGTGATCGGAATCACGCTGATCGGACGCTCCTCTAAACGCGCACCGGTGTCGATGAAGGCGAATTTACTTGGGTCGTACTGGACGGCTGAGATTTCGAATACGCCAGGCTCCGGCCGGGACACGCTGGTCACGCGGTACAAAGGCACTGCAAGGTCGGGAGCGTCCAGCGCCCAGACCAGTTCAGACTCAGGTGCAGTCGAATAGCTGATGGTCACCGTCACCACTCGGCCAGCCACCGATTGAACAGTCCGCCCCTCACACTTGCCATTGGGCAGGTTCAGGATCAGTCGATCACCAGCCTTGGCTTGAGTGTCTCGGTCCAGAGTTATCGAACGCCCCGTTACCGCCGAAATGCGTCCTCCGATAGGCCGGCCGGCCAGCAGTTCATCCGCCACCGGAATGACATAGCCCGGTAGCGGAATGCGGCCATCGAGGCCGACGCGGAAGCTGATACCGCGGTCGCGCGAGTTCGTCAGCAGCGCCCATTTGCCCCGGCGCTGCGCTTCCGATTCACGGGTGCAGCCAATTGCGCTGATCTCCAGTGGGTTGTCGCCGTAGCGCCGCTGAAGCTTGGCATCAGTCACCGCAGTGACGTCGGTGTCGTAGTTGTTCGCCGGATTGTCGTAGCTGATCAAGGCTCGGCTGTAGCGAGTACGCTCCGATGAACTCGAGTAGGTAAACTTCCCATCAATCACGTTCGCCCGGGTATAGGCGAAGTCGAAGTCAGTTGCGCGGGGCATGTCGGACAGCGTGAAAACCTTACCTTGAGCCCAATAGGTCATGCCGCGGTAAATCGCCGAGATGTCGCGCAGCAGTGACCAGGCGTCAGCCTTGCCCTGCAGCGTGGCTCTTGGCCGCCAACGCCGTTCGGCACCAGCTGGTCGCAGTACTGAGCAATCCGGTACAGCTCCCACTTATCGACCTGCCATGGCTTGATGCGGCGCCCCAAGCCGAAGCGATCGTTTACGGTGATGCCGTAGGTGACCCAGGCAGGGTTATCCGTCCACGCTTGCTTGAAAGTGCCGTCCCAGATGCCGATGTAAGTGCGGCTGTCCGGGTCGTAGTTGCTCGGTACCTGCCACTTGCGTGCGCGGCAATCCACAGTCACCGCCGGGATGTTTCGAAACTGCTCCGCCGAAAACTCGATGTAGAGCAGCGCGGTATTCGGGTACCGCAGCTTCGCGTCGATCACCTCGGTGAAGCCGGCGATTTGCATGGTGTCTGCGATCTTGTTGTTGTTCTGGTTGGGAGTCACGCGGGTTACACGGATCAACCAGCCACTCGTGGCCGCCGGCAAATCGATACGACGAGTGCGCTCGTAGGTACTGGTGGTCTTGCCGTCCACAGCCTCATAAAGAACCTGCTGGTAACCACCACCATCCGTAGCCAGTTCGACCTTGTACTCGATCCGATAGCCATTCACGTTGCCATTGGCATCAACCGATTGCAGGGCTGCCCAGGCAAAGCGTAGGCGCACAGCCGACAACTCGGTATTGGTGATCGCACGAACCCACGACGTACCACTGCGCAGCTCGATGCCAAGAGAGGTTTCGTTCTCAATCGATGGAATGCCCTGGATATAGCCCTGCTCAACCGAACCCCTTCGGAACTCCCACTTCACGTTCGGGAAGTTCATGTTGCCCTGCGGGTCTTGCAGCGGCGTGTTGTCGAGGAAGATGTCCTGCGCGGTTGGGTTGCCGGCGAACTCACCCTCGCCCATCGCAATCAGGATCTTGGCCACAGCCACTGAGCGCAAGCTGTCAGGAGCCTCGGTCGGTGTCTTTGGCTTATCCGATCCGCCCTTAGCGCCGAAAATTTCAACCTGCTGTGCTGCGCCCATGCTTTTCTCCAGGCAATAAAAAACCGCCTCATGGGCGGTGGTGGTGTTCGGTAGTCCAGCTACATCTGGTCTTCGGCGTAAATCGCGGCGCTGATGATCGCTCCACCCCACCGACGCTTGCCGATGCAGAGCGGTACCGGGTTTCCGGAAGCGGTGGTGTTGCGGGCGCTGCCGAAGGCATAGCCAGGGGTGTTCTCGGGCGCGGCACTGGTTTTAATCCCCTTCGCCGTCGGGCTGAGCATTTGGATCACGCCGCCTATGGCCATCGAGGCGCCCATCGTGATCAGCGCAGAGCCAAATGGTGCGCCCGCGCCGAACGTGCCCCCGGTAATGACCAGGCCGACGACTATGAGCACGGCGCCAATAATTGTCTGAAGCCCGCCAGATTTCTTGCTGCCGGTGATGATCGGCGCAATGCGAATATCGCCGTCGCCGCCGAAGCCCAATTCTTCCTCACCGATATTCGTTTTCCCGCGGAACACCGCGAATTCAATGCCGCGTGATTTCGCATTGGAAAGGAAGCGTTCAAAGCCGGGAATCTGCACACACAGAGCCTTGATTGCTTCAGCCGGCGATCGAACAGAAAGACGGAACGACCGACCAAATTGCCGGAGTTGGCCATAAAGTTTGATCGTGGTCATGGGTTGGTAATTGATCGCCAGCGCGCTCATGTTTTTTCTCCAAACAACAAAAAACCCGCCGAAGCGGGCTTTAAAATAGGTGTCTTCTACAGGCAACTTTGCAGGGCGGTCAGTCTTTTTGCGGATATCCAATTGTTCAGCACCGCGTAATATTTGGCTACCGCACCGGACGCGCCAGGCTGGATGTCGACGAAATATTCGGATCCTGCCGTGAATACGGTGTACCCACCATCCCGGCCAGGCTGGAGCGTGGCTTCAGGCGTAACCCCGAACAGAGACTGATTCTGCCATTCGTACTGGACGCACTGAGCCAACGCTTTGTCAGATTTCTTCGAGTACAGAATCTTGTCTGGCCCTTCCTGACGCGCTTCGTTCATCGTCGGCGCAATGCACCCCGCCAACAGCATCACCGCCACTGCACCAATCAAAATCCGCATGATTCTTCCTCGTTCTGAAAGGGGTGACTGTAGCACCGGGGTGACAGAAACAATAAAGCCCAACTGGGGGGCATCGTGCTGCAGTAATTCTACTTTCGATAGAAACGCCGAAAAACCGCTTTTCCATCATAAAGCCGCTCGCAAATTTTTCGAGACGCCCACGCACACGATAGGAAGATGGCACCAAAGACGATCAACAGAAACGTTGAGTTAGTCGAGATGTAGTTTTGGGCCAGATCGGTTCCCCACCCTCCAGCGATAAAGCAGAGAATGAGGAGGAAGAATGCAACGCCCCGAGGTGTGCCATAACGGACTTCAGCGTGACAGCCTCTGCAGACTTGAGCGCCCCATGGGACCTCGTTCATACAGTGAGGACAGGTAACAGTGTGATTGCTTGTCACGACTTCATTCCTTTGATTGGTACGGAGCAGCCACTCCGTCGGTATATGGATCAGAGAATATCGGCACCATCCAAGAAATATTGAGCTCATTCCCCGCTGTACGAATCCCCAGTAACACCTCGCACTAACCGGGTAGTAGCCTCGCGCCTCCGCGCAACGGATATCCCAGTCCTTTACGAGTCGAAGGCAGGAACCATCCACGCTCTGAATTGGGAGATCGACATGATAGACACCACTTTCAACTTCAAATGCCTCGGCCATACCAAACGAGACGACGGCTTGATTGGACGCTATCACCTGGAAGTGATCGATACCCGGAGCGGCAAGACCGCGACGATCTCTGTCGAACCCAGACACCTTGCGTCGGCCCGCAGCATGAAACGGATCCTTCTAGATCGGTGCATGTTCTATAGGGCAACACGGGCGTCACACAACCAGATGCTACTCGAGATTCTTGATCCGCAGTCTGCAGCAATCCAAGAGTAGCCCGCCCCGCCCGGGCTTTTTCATACCCCAGGAAGCCGGAATATGCAGCGTGACTTCGCGAAGCTGAGACAGGCACTTCAAGATCCAGCCGACGGTCCCTACGCGCTCACCAGGATGCGAGAGCTGCTTGTAGGGGTGCTAGTAGACTGGCCTGATGATGCTTACAAAGTGGCCGACCTATTTCTACCTTGGTCAGGCAGAATTTCTCAGCGATCCCGAGATGACATCGCTTGGCTGATGCACGCCATGGAAGTGACGCCCTGGATAAAGGAAGTCGGCGTGTTTAACTTCTGCCAAGAGTACAAACTGATCACTTTCAACACCGATGCAAAAAGCCCAGCAGTGGGCTGGGCTCTTGTATTGCCTTGAAACATTTACGGGGAGTGTCCGCTGATCAAGTGTGGACACGAAAACTTACTCGCACTCGACTCCCGCGCTCACTTTGCACGTCAAAACCAGTTAAAGCCCGATTCCAGAAACCCTCTGAGCCTGGCTGCTGGTTCACAATTACGTGCTGTTCACCCTGCTCCCGCAGACTTTCAAACCACTGTTTCAACGCCAACTTCCCAATTCCTTTTTCTCTCCATCTCTGAGCGATGAAGAAATAGTAAATTTGGTTGCTGACCCAGCGGTATGAGTAAAACCCAACTACCTCCTGGCCGACCAGGATTACGTAACAGCGCTCGTCCTCGCCCAGCGCATCACTTCTTGTGTGGCTGAAGCCGCACGCTGGATCTGCAGCAAGAAGCTTCTGAGCAATGACTTCCTGGAGCTTGCTTGCCTCCGCCAATGTCACCACCGGCGCGCACCTATCAAAATCCGCACGATTCATGCTCCGTTTTGAAGTAACAAATGTCTATTTAAGCCATGTTCCGAATCGCTGAAACATCGCCTATTAGAACCTTGATACTCCAAGACGAGTCAACCTTAACTCCATTGCTCTTTGAGAAACGTCAAATAGTTGAGCCATTTGAGATGAAAACTGTGGAAAATTCATCAACCCTTGATATTCAAGATTGTAGGAATAAATCATCTCTTGCCCATACTTCTGAACCATGGCGCTAGGCATTAGCAAGTCAGCAGCAAATTCGCTAGCAGCATGCTCATGATAACTAGGATGCCCTTTACCATGAAAATTCCTACCCTGCCGCCTAACGCGATTATAGTCAACGCCA